AGGTATCAAAATCAAGTGTTACACTACCAGTTTGAGAACCAGCAGTTTGTGTGCTACCCACTGCTCCTGCACCCATCAGTAATTTACCTTTAGCAGACATATCAAACGTTGCAGGTGTAACAGTAGAACCACCATCATTACCTTTTATTAATAAATCTTTATCAGATACTTTAGTTTCTAAAATTACATCACTAGAACTATTGTGTATTCTAGCCATTTCAGTGCCGTCATCTTCATAGATAATACCACTAGCAGCAGTGCCTGCATCTAAGGTTATACCTCCTGCTGATTCAATATTAATGCTATCCACTTCAGTACCATCTGATACAAGATCTAAATCTCCATCTGCATTTGAGTGTACATAGGTGCCAGTATCATTAAATGTTAATTTATTGGTACCATTTAATGTTAAACCTGTGCCATCTGTATGAGTAAGAGTTGTATCGTTATCCGCTCCAAAACCTAATACAGAACTATCAGTATTTAATTTAACATCGTGATTAAAAGTAGCAGTTCCTGCATCACTACCATCTAATGTTAAAAAGGTAGTATCAGATGCCCCATCGGTTCCTTTAAAAATTATATCTGTATCACTACCTTGTGCATCAACTGTTATATTACCTGTTGTAGTAGCTAATGTTACCGCGGCATCTCCTGTTGTTAAATTATCTGCGGCTAAAGCATTAGCAACAAATAAATCAGAAACAGATATAACTTCGTCACTTCCGTCACAGTAAACCATATTTGATTTAGTAGTTGGTATGGTAACAGTTTGTGCTCCAGAACCTTGTTTCATAATGATGCTGTACCCACCAGTGGTAGCATTTTGAAAAACAAAATAGGCTGTTGTAGTAGTTGGAGCTATAGTTATTGTACAAGTTTGACTTAATGTTCCTGTAAATTTTATAATTCTATACATACCGTCTTGAAGATTACTAGCTCCATCAGTTGGAGATCCTGCTCTGACAGTAAGAGTTGCAGTAGATGCATCAGATAAAGCAACTGATTTATATGCTGCTATTCTATCTAAAATATCTATGTTGTAATTTGTTGTCGTACCCCAGGAGCCTGATTGCTCACCTGTGGCAATTTTTTCTATTCCATAACTTGTTGTAAACGATGATGCCATTTTTTCCTCCTATGCGGCTATTTCTACCCAATTTGGGGTTTGTGTTGTATCAATTTTTGACCACATGGTTGCAGTGCTTACTTGTGAGCTTGCACTAACTCCAGTTACTATTACTAACCCAGCTATACCCACGTTTGCAATATGGGATGTAGCGGATACTCCAGTTTCTGTCACAATAATACCTGCTCCTTCTACTATTGTTTCATCACCTGTGGCACTTGCAGCAACTACTCCTGTCGCTGATACAGTAATACCTGTTCCCTCTACTACTGATTCGTTTCCTGTTGAGCCTGTGGCTTCAACTCCTGTAACACCATGTCCTAATCCTACATCTACAGTTCCTATAGTGCTTGACGCTTGAACTCCTGTAACAAAAATAAGAGCTTGTGGTATTACAATGTCATTCACGACACCTGCGGCTTGAACTCCTGCGCTAATTCCTACGGTTATTCCTCCACCCTCTTGTATAGAGACATTAGATACGGTGCTTGCGGCTTGAACTCCTGTTTCACTAACTGTTATACCAGTGCCTTCAACAATAGTTCCAAAAATAGGTGTGCCCCATCCACCACTACTCCAAGTAGATCTTCCCCATCCTTGATTACCTATGTCAGTAGTTGCTGATACTCCTGTTGCACTTACAGTAACAGTTTGAACAGCAGTAACAGTTGCACTACTAATCGCAGAACTAGCCGATACTCCTGTTACAGAGGTGCTTACTGCAAAAGTGCCTTCGCCCCACGGACCAGCATTCCATGTTGATCTCCCCCACCCAGATGATATTGTTCCTGCTGTTGTTGCCGTACCACCCATACCAGAGTGTTGAGTACAATAATAATAAAGGTCTGGAGCTGATGCAGCTACTGTTATTTCTGTGTAAGCTCCTGAATTACCTGGAATACCTGAAGTAGTTACACCTGTAGTGTATTCGGAACCACCACTGTGAGTTCCGCCAGATGTTGTTGAAAATCGTAAAGGATGACCTCCGTTTGAAGAGTCGGACTGATCAAACCTATATGTGGCTCCTTCAAATAAATTTAAATTGGCTTGTCGTACGCCATTTATAAAATATTTATTGCCGTCACCAGTACTTACGACTGTTACAGTGTAAGTAAAATGCGACATACTATGCTATTCTAATTACTGCGTTATTTGCATCATTAGCTGGATATTGAATAGTAAAATCTCCAGAACTAGAAGATTTGTTACCACCAAAGTCTAATACTGCAACAGCTGGTTTTGCCGCGTGAGTAACAGTTCCTGCTGTTCCTGCATTTGTTAACGAATGATTATAAATAACTGCACATCTAGCATTACTAATTGTAGATGATGAAAAAGTAGTGTCTGCAAAATCTAAAAAAGCAGTAGGAACTGAAGATGAATTATCCGATAATCCAATAGTTACACTTGATAAAATTTGACCACCTGCGGTGTAATTAGTTCCACTAACCTCGTTACTGGTCGTATAACCTGTTAAATCTTCATTAGCATCTGTTCTACTCGCAGTAAACATAGCTACATAAAAATTGTCTGCTGAAATAGAGGAACTATCTCCACGAGAAGATGTTGTCCATCTATGAATACCTGCTAATATTTCTTTTTTAAAACTTCCACACATTGCTTGATTTATTGCCATTATAGCCTCCTAATTATTTCTGCCACGTCTTCGTGACCTTGTTTTTTCATTAATGCCCAAATTGTTGTTCTTTCACTTTGCGCCATTCTATTCATATAAAAAATCAGTATCTCTTTCAACTTCTTTCTGAATGCTATGGCTTGATCTCGTATGACAGGAGGAGCGTTTTCACTCACCATCATTATTTTATTCAAAGCCATGTCTGCCATTTCTTCGGCACTATGCCCACGATTAGAAGTAGTAACAACATTAACTGGTCCTAATTCGCTAGAGCTTTTGTTTGCTACCATTACGCAGTATCTCTTCTAAGATTATCGTATCTGTAAGCATCTCTAGTGTTCTTACCTTCTCCTAAATTCTTTAACCATTTCAGTGACTCTAGATATCTTGCGTTGTATAATTGCAACAGATCTGCTTCACCCTTCATAAATGTATATGCCTCTACTAAAGAAGCATATAACAAAGCTAATTCTGCATTTGTGCCTAACCAAGAAGTACCATCGGTGGTGGCAGTTATTGACGTTGGTCTATAAAAATAATGTAATTCCATTTGAAAACTTGCGTTTGGTGTTGGTGCTAATATAAAAGTGTCCTCATCCCAATCTGCATAGTATAAAGGTACTCCTGTAGTAGCAGGATTAGGAGTATAGTCTTGAACAAACGTTACGTGTTTGTATAATAAAAATTCATTGTTATCACTATTAATTACACTCAATGAAAAAGGTGATAAAAAATCTGTGGGTTTTACTAAAAACTTATTAGAGGAACTAGCAGAACCTAAAACATATTTTCTAAATACAGATAGCTCGCACTCTTTTAATATTCTCTCTTCTGCGTTTAATATAAATCTTGGCAACTGATTAACAAAAGTAGTTTCTGTATTTTGTGTGTAATCTTGTATTGCTGTTTTTAATGTTGTAAATGTATATGCCATAGTATTAATCTATAGGATAACTTGTTAAATGAGGATCGTCAACAGGACCTGCGGTAGCGTTATCTCCTCCACCTTTTGTGTTTCCAGTAGTAGCAGTTTCGCCACCTGTAGCAGTAAAAGTGTAAGAGTCAGAAGTTACTAAAGTACCTGTTGGTGCAATAACGGTAATTGTAAAACCTGTGCTTGTTTCTAACATAGATTTTGTAAATCCATCAAAACCTTGACACTCTCTAAAACGAACAATATCTCCTGTTGTTCTATTATGTCCAGGCTCTAAAACTGTAATTGTTGTACTGCCTGCATCTCCAGAAGTAAATGAATTAGGATTTAAAATAACTTGAGATATAGGCTCTACTCTATCTGCTCTACTAATTCTTAAAGCTTCGGGATCTGGTTTTATTTTTCTTGGTTGTATTTGTGGCTGTTTAGGCTCGTATTCATCTTTACCTACTAACAAACCATTCCACTCTTGTATCATATCTCTTAGTTTATAAGCTCTACCAGATCTATCAGAGATACCTAAAGCATATTTTCCTGAGGCGTATCTTCCCATTATGTCACTCTCAATGATGAATAAGAAGGAACCAATCTAAGACTTGTTCTTTCTCCGTCTTCGGAGGCGGCTCTTTGAAACTCTTCTTCGTAAATATCTTTTAACACACCTATTCTATTAGGCGCTCTTTTAACAGCTAAGTAGTAAGCAAGTCCTGCTACCATACAAGGTAAAAATCTAAAAGGTATATCACCAGTATTAACAGAAGTGTCTGCATCTTCTATTCTTCTCACCCTGTAATATATTATTTGATCTGTAGAATTTTCAGGCATAGGCCAAAAAGTTATTGTAGGAGTTATTTGTCTATCCACAAAGTATTGCGTTGGTCTGCCTTGTGTATCTTTATTAGCAATAGCTAAATAATCTCCTCTACTTAATCTAGTTAAAATAGTATCAGAGCCGCTTCTTCGAACAGATACCTCTAATACATCAACGGTAGATTGAATAGTTTCTAAAGATATTGCAGAAGAAAGTGTAGTGGTAGCACTGCTACTAGAACCAGTTAAAGTTTCACTTGCAGAAAATGTTCCTACAGGAACAGTAATAGTCATTGTAGTAGCAGTCGGTTTTGTAATTACACTAGCAGTAGCATTACTTGTGCCACCTGTTATTGTTTCTCCTACAGTAAAGTTTGCAGAAGCTGCTACAGTCATTGTTATTGTTCCAATAGGATAGGTATCTACAGAAGAAGATGCTGATAATCTTGCAACCGTTTGAGTTATTTTTTCAACAGTCCAAAGGTTTAAACCTCTGTTTGCCCATTCTGCAAATAAAAGATTTAAAGATCTTCTAGCAGTTCTAGCGTCATAACCTGTTCGTAACTCTAAACCACATCTTTCAAAAGCTTCTTCTGCAACTTCTGCTATATCCAGATTAAAATCTGAACTTCCTGACGTAGTCATTAGTACTCCTTAATTGCTTCAATTATAACAGTATATGTATCGTTTGCTCCTTCACCGTGAGTCTGAAAGTAAATATCTCCATCTGCTCCAGCAGTTCCTGTAGCAGTATTAGGTATACCACCAAAACTAGTAAAATCAAATTCTCCTTGATAGTCTGTGGGAAGTTGAACTAGTAAAACATCGGTAGTTGCATTTCCTAATATTTTAACAGAGCAACCAAC